AGTATCGGTTTTGATAATGGAACTAAAATTTCTTGTCACGCTTCTGGTTCTTCTGCAATTCGTGGTAAGTCTGTTGACTTGATGCTTGTGGACGAATTTGCATTCTTGCCTGAAGAAGAAGCTAAGGACTTTATTAAGTCTGTGTTCCCGACCCAATCTGGTAGAAAGGATGCTATGATGATTCTTATTTCTACCCCACACGGTATGAATGAGTTCTATAACATTTGGATGAAGGCTATTAGTGGTAATTCCAGCTATGTTCCTGCTAAGATTCAATGGTTTGAGATTCCAGGACGTGATGAAGCATGGCGTAAACGTATGATTCGTGACTTCGGTATTCAGATGTTCCAACAGGAATATGCTTGTCTTGCAGGTCATGAAACAATTACAGTAAAGACTGAAGAAGGAATTGAAATAACTGATACTATTGCAAATCTTTATCAGTTGTGGATGGACGGATTTTTGAGGTAATAAATAACAATATGGCAAATTATAAACAACCCGGTTACGACCCAAGTAAAAATGGATATTGGAAAGGCACAGTAGATGGTGCTCCGAACTTCGGATATCCTAAAAATTATTTCTATGCAGATACCCTTAGATCTGTTCTAATTGGTTTTGCTAATTTCTTTAATGATTTAAAGGTTATTCGTTATAATGAATATGGCGAACCTGTAAAGACAATTAATGTTCCTATTAAATTTGGTCCTAGAATGAAATCTCATGACTTCAGGACTGAATTAGAGTCAGGGGACAAGTATTATATCTCTTTACCGAATTTGACTTACAGACTTGATTCTATGCAGTTTGATTCAAATCGTGCAAAGGGTATATATGAACAACGTGCTTTCTATTCAGACGAGCTTCAAAGCGCTGGTCTTGTAGGCGATTATGAAGAAATGTTCTGGTCAGATGTTCAACCGACTCCATATAATATTACTACTACTATGGAATTGAAAGCTGAGAAGATGACAGACGCTGAACAAATAGTAGAACAGATTTGTGCAAGATTCAATCCAGCTTGTTTCTTCGACCTTAAAGAATTCTGGTTCTTTAATAAGCGTCGTAGTATCAAGATGAAACTTGAAAATGTTAACTGGACTATTGAAAGTGAATCCATGGGTGAAGAACAGTGGAGACAGATTACAGTTTCATTTAGTTTCTTGATTGAATGTGTTCTTTATAAGCCTATTAGAGATGCACAGATTATTGAAAGAATTAACACCTTTATTAATTATGATAAAGATAGTTATTTGTATCATGGTGTAACATTCGGTAATACTGATGGTTCTTTAACTACGCCTCATGATTTTAGTAAAGTTTATGGAGTAAAGGTTGCTAATGCTTATGTATTAGATGGAACTCCTGAAACTACATTTGATCCAAAAACATCAGCTTATACAACAGTTTATAAGTATAAGAATATTGATGAACTTACAACTTACGATGCTGATGCTAAACGTTTAGTAAAGACAATTACTCGTTGGGTTCCAGCTTCTGAAAATATGTCTGCACATCCAGATATCAAATATAGACATGACGCTTATGTTATTGACAAGAAAGATGAATATGACAGAATCACATCTGGTCACTATGAAGTTCATGACTACTATGCAGATGAATGGATGACTATTAAGGAATATGAATCTATGAATGGTTGGGGCCAAAATAATGATAGGTCTATTGAATTTGGCTCTAAGGTATTGATTGATAAAGATGGAAATCCTTACTCTGCTTATTATTCTCAATATAGCGAAGAAGGAAACTATACATCTGATTCTGCAAATTATCCAGGACCTGGTATAGATTATTATTACAACATAGAAACGGATAACGGTTTTAGACCGAAATTCGATTTCAGTGGTGGTAAATATTTTTAAAAATAATAAAAGACAATTATATTAATTATTTTCATTTATAAATGATTTATATTCATTTGAATTAAAAATAATGTTTAATACATTTTTTGTATGATATGCATAATCAAAAATTGGCGTGACATATATATGTTGATTATTTTTTACACCATGATTATACCAAAATTCTTTTAGAAATGGTAATTCATGTAAATTTTCTAACATTATAACAAAATGAATATTACAATTAAAAACATTTAATGAAAATAACAATTCTGCATTATGTATAATTTTATTAAATAAATTATTATTTCTAATTTTTTTATATGTTTCTTCTGTAATAGCATCTATTGATAGTAAAAAATAAAAATTAATATTCTTTTTTATTTTTATATCATATAAATGATAAATATCATCATCATTTAATAATGTTAAGTTGGTTACTATTTTTAATTCTTTGCAATCATTTAGTGTTAAGCTATCTAAATATTCAAACATTTCTTTTTTATAAAAAAATGGTTCACCAACTTCTGTAAAAGATATACGCCTTAAATTATTATTTTTTATTTTATATAATGTATCAAAATAAAGGTTTTTTTGTATTTCATTGTTATCATTATCATGAACATTACACATAATACAATTTAAATTACATCTTTTTTGTAAAGAAACTGTAATATTATCTAATTTTTTTAAATAAGAATTACATATGTTATTATTATCACAATAACCCATTTCATGACATCGTTGAAATATATGATTTTTTTTATAATTTTTGTGTAAATTATTTAAATATTCATATAAATTTTCAATATTAATAAAATCATTATATGAAATATGGCTTAATGGATTATTTGGATTATATGTAGTATGAAAGCTACAATTATATATATCTATATAATTTTTTTCTATATCAGAATTAAGTAATCGTATTGTATAATATTCATCACAACTATTATTAAATTTTTTTTTAATTAAATTATTTTTTATAATCATATTTATTATATATAATATAATTAATATATGTTAATATTTAAAAAGAAATTAAATGTATTTATTGCAGTAACAGCTATATTTGGTGATTATGATATTTTACATAAACAACCTGATTTACCAAATGTAAAATATGTATGTATAACAGATAATCCAGAACGTTTAAAAAATAATAGCTATAATTATTGTGTAATTGATTATAAAAATTTTAAAGATATAAAACCTAATTGGTCACCAAGGAAAAAAACTTATTTTATTAGATATAATTTATTAAAAATATTTAAAGATACTAAATATATAATTTGGCATGATGCAGATTTATTATTAAATAAAACAGTATTAAATTATTATTTAAATATGTGTAATAATACACAATATGAATTTTTTTATTTAAGTAATTTTAATTTTGGTTATGATATTAAAAATTATTTTAAATATTCACCATGGATAACACAATCTGTATTTAAATATAATATACAAAAAAATTTTTATGAAAAAAATAAAGAATTTATTCATAAAAATGAAGATATTAAAATTTGTCATGGTAAATTTCGTATTATAAAAAATACATTAAAAAATAATAATTGTTTAAAAAAAATATATAATTTTTTAACAGAAACTGATAATACTGATTTTATATTTATTTTAGATGAACCAATAACTGGAATATTTTTAGAAAATAATGAAATTAATAAATTTGATATTAGTTTAGATAATAATTGGTATAAACAATTATTAGATGAACAAAAATTATCTGTATTTTATCATAATAGTGATAAGTATAGATTTATATTATCAAATTGTTAAAAATTTCTTTAAATTTATTAGTTGTTTTATATTTATTTAATAATATAGCTAAATCATTATTAACTATTAAATATGGTTTAATAAATTCTATACCTTTAGTTATACTATTTAAATTATATGTTTCTTCTTGAAATTTAAATGATATATTTTTAAATTTGAAATTTTGTATTTTTTTCAAATTATCTTCTGGCGTTTTATAATGATAGTGTGCTAAATATACATCACTTTTTTTATTAATTAATGCATTATTATAAAAGAAATCTACACAATAATAAAAATATTCAGTATTAAAGGCATGACAAAATTCGTTATTAACTTTTGTAATAGGATTGTGTACTGTTCCTAATGGTAATGAAATATTATTACAATATTTTAAACAATTATTTTTATTTAAATCTATAGTAAAATCTTTTCTATTATTACCATTATCATCTAAATATAAATGCGGATAATTTGTATTAACCATTGTTTTTATATGACTATCACTCAATACTCCAACTGGTAATTTCATTATATTATTTTTATAATAAAACATATATTGAAAAATATCTATGAAAAATTTTTTATGATCATCTTTACATAAATCATTTAATGTATAAAATAATCGCCAATTAAATGCATATTTTGTAACATTAAAATTTTTATTTAATGATGATAATAAATTATTTATGTTATTATTATATTTATCAGATATATATAAAAATTCATCATCATCAATAGGAAATACCCATTGTGCATTAGATTGCAATAGCCAGTTATTATAACATTCATTTTGTTTAATAATACCTGGTTTTTTAATATATGTTATTTTTTCATCAAATAATTTAATATATGATTTTAATACACTATCATTAGAATTATCAAAAATAACAATATGATCAAATTTAATAATATATAAATGCCAAAATAAAAATAATAAACAATTAATTAAATTATTACAATTAGTAACTAAAATAATTTCAGTATTATATTTTTTCTGATTTATATTTTTATAATTATTAAAGTCAAATTTTTCATATGCATCATAATCAGTAATATATACTGGTTTTTTAAATAATAAATTATTTTTAATAAACATATATTTACATCAATTTCAAGAAATCATCAATGGTCATTTTTCGAACATTTTCATGGATATATTCCATATGATATATATAATTACTTTTATTTTTATCTAATCTACAATATTGACTAGCTGCACCATAATGATAAATTATATCATAAATATTAATTTCTTTGAAATTAAATTTATTAATTTTAGCTAATAAATTTGAACCAGTATTTATATAATCATTTGTAAGTGCAATTGAAATATCAGAAAATTTAAATTTAGCTTCTTTAATTTTTTCAATATTTAAAAATAGTAAAAATGGAACTATACGGTTTTGTTCAATCGTCCCTAAAATATCATAATTATTAAATAAATCAATATAGTTATCAATATTTTTTCTAAATATAATATCACAATCGCACAATATTAAATATTTAGTTTCACATAAGTCTATTAATAAATCTATTTTTATAGCATGACTTAAATCAATATAACTTGCAAAATTACCATATTTACATTTATTTAATTCATTAAAATCATAATTTTTAAAATTATTTGGTAATCTATTAATATTTGGTGAAATATCATTTATTATAGTAATATTATATTTATTATTATCATTATATTTAAAAAATGATGGTATTGCTGCTTTATTTAATAAAATATCATTATTATTATTGTAAAAATTATAATTTACAAAACCTAATGTTACTTTATTATTATCCAATTTTTTTATATTTGTTTTTATATCAAATTGAATATTTTCTGTTATTTCATCATTGTTTATACAATCTACTACAATAAAATTTTTTATTAATTCAATATTAATATTTTTATTATAATTAAATATTATTATTTTAATATTTTTTTCATTATTAATTAAATAATTTTTAATTTTATTTAATACATCAATATCATTATAATTTTTAAATATTTTTTTACGAGAATTAGATGTTATATTGCTAGCTAAATTTTTAATTTCAAAAATAATATTATTAATTATCTGATTTTGAGTATAATCAATAGTATTATTTATTGTATTAAATACTGGATTTATTTTAATATTATTATGACGATTAATAAAAAAATTTTTTATTAAATTTGGCTTGTGTCTAATTATCATATAGTATATTATAAATTTTATTTGTTTCTTTTATATATTGTTGGTTATATATTAAAGTAATATATTGATCATATGTTATATTTTTATACTTATTTTTAAATTCTTCATATGTTTTAAAAAAATAATGAAATATTATAGCATCATTATTTATGTATTTATAATTATTAAACCTTATATTTGAATATATTTTATTGTCAATAGTTTTATAATTATTTAATGGATTACAACGATGAATATAGAAAAAATCAAGATTTTGATTAGTTTTATAAATACCTTTTATCCAGCTTTCAGGTTCATAAAATGGATTTATATATTTAAATAATTTAACTTGAGATTCTTCAGGATTATTAAAATCTCTTTTATATATTGCATTAAAATTATTTATTTTTACCCAATAAATACCAAAATTATTAGTATTTAATTCTTTAGATTTATTTTCAATAAAATCATTTACATTTTTATATTTTGCTTGGTCAAACCAAAGATATTCATCATCATCTGCAAAATAAATCCAATCTGCAGTAGAATGATTATAAAAATAATTAAATAATTCTACTTGATTATAATGCGTATTTTTAAAATATTCTACATTTTTATATAATTTACTAAAAACATTTAAATCTAATTTACTAATACTATCACATAATACAATTTTATCAAAACCTATTATATTATAATAATTTATTAGCTCGCATAAATCATACTTTTTATTAGTATTTGTAATAATAACAACTTCACTTATCATATCAACTATAAATTTATAAACCTTTTATATTCGTTTGAATTTAATATAAAATTAATTTTATTTCGCGTTTCTTCAGTATCATCACCATTAAAAACTAAGTAATTTATTTTTGAACTATTAATATTTATATTTTTATAAAAATCATATAAAAAATCAAGTTCATATAAATTTTCAGGCATAATAACATAATTTATACTATGTAATAAATTTAAGGCATTTAAAAGTTTTACATTGTTTATTACTTTATTAAAATTATTATTTTTTCTGATTTTTTTATATGTTTCTTCAGATATTGCATCAATCGATGCCATTATATGAATTTTTACATCTTTATCATTTATGTTTTTTAATATATAAATATCATTTTCATCTAATAATGTTAAATTAGAAATAATAAAAACATTTTTAGTATCATTAGATGTTAATGATTGTAAATAGTCTAAAGTTTCTTTTTTATAAAAAAATGGTTCACCTTCAGTAGTTAATGTTATTGTTTCTAAATGATGATTTTTTATATTATTTAATATATGAAAATATAATTGTTTATCTAATAAAAAATTTATATTATCTACAAAATTTCTATATCCACACATAATACATTTTAAATTACATGCATAAGTAGTAGCTATTTCAATAGAATTTATTTTATCACTAGAATAATCACATTTCTTTTCATTTGTTTTACAAAAATGCGGATATACTGTATAATCATGATTAACTGGCATAATAGAAGCTGAATTTAATACATCGTCAATAAAGTTATTATTATTAATAACTTCATTTATATTATATAATTTTGTTATTTCTTGATGCTTATAACAGCAGCGAGTTAACATTATTTGATCAGTAAATGGTTTTCTACTAATTTTTATAGAATGTGTATTAATTTGACATTTCATGTTTATATTTATTCCATAATAGTTTTAATTTATCATTGTAAATAATTTTTGTTTTAATATATGCTTCTTTTATTCTATCATCGGTATAAAATAAGTTATAAGTAGAATATAAATCATTAAATTTATTTCTAAAATATGTTTTATAATTCCATTCATCAATAGTTTTAAATTTATAATGCGCTATAAATGCATCAGTTTGTATATTTATTTTTGCCGTTGAACAATAACCAATATTTATTTGATTATTCATTACATTTATTGCATGAACATAAGTATTAAATAACTTACTTACTGGATTATGGACTGTTCCTAACTTATCATAATAAAATACTTGCGTGCATGGAACATTTTGATATATTTCATATAATCTATTTGGAGATAAGTCTATAGTTTCTCTATCTATTTGTATTATCTTTTCAGTATCTTTTGCATAATAATGTTTAATTAACGTATTTACTAATGTTTTTACACAAGAAATACATTCTACTTTAGTTGGATAATTATTTAATTCTATTATAGTATTATCCATCGTTTGATCAAAAATTTCAAATACTGGTGTTTCAAAATTACGATTTTGTAATAATTTACAAGAACGCATCATTGCCCACGGAAATGCTAATTTTAAATAATCTGAATGTTCAGCAGTATATAATTTTATAAAATAATTAATTGAATTTTTATATTTGTCACTGATATATAAAAATTCATCATCATCTAAACAAATACACCAATATGCTTTACTATTATTTACATAATAAGTATATATATCTGATTGAGAAATACTTCCTGATTTTTTTATATATTCTACATTATTATATTTCAAACATTCTGAATATAGATTAACAGTTGAATCATTATCTATTATTATAATATGGTCAAATTTAATTATATTAATATGCCAAAATAACCAATATTTAAAGTTTGGTAAATCATTAGTTGATATGACTAAAATAATTTCAGATATATATATTTTATTCATTTTATGTCCGTAAATTCATATAAAACAACATTAAATTATATAATTCATTTATATCTACTTTTGTATCAAAATATTCAGATTTATATGCAGGATATAATTGCTCCCATTTTTCTTTTAAATGCGGAAATTGACGTAAAACAATATATAATTGAACATCTTTTAATGTTAATGTATGAAAAATAGTTTTACTTAATTTATCATATGATTTATTAACTTTAGATATTTCATATATTTCATGTGATTTAAATGGTAATGAACCTATTTTAATATCATTATATTTGATAAATGGCATAAGCCATGATTCATCACATAATTTACAATATTTTTGTCTAATTTTAATATTTTCTTCACTGATACTTTCTAATGGAAAGGTATTTGGCATAAAAACACATTGACCATTAAATGTTTTATATTTTGATGGCTCATTGTCAAATGCATTACAATGCCAATAAAATTTTATATTTTCATAAATTGCTGGATATGTATAATTACTAAAAATATTATACATTACATTATTTTGTATTGGCAAATTTTTAATTGTTTCAATTAAAGTATTTGGATAATAATGATCATCATCTATAGATATAACGATATCATTAATATGTTTTGGATATACATACCAACGTTTATGACAGTATTCATTTTTTTCGCACCACATTAAATTTATATTATATGTTTTAATAATATTTAATAAATCAAATGGTAAATTTGATTCCATTTCTGGAAATTCTTCTTTACTTAACCATAAATAAAATAAATCTGGCTTTATTGTTTGCGTATTAAAAAAATATTCTATCTGCTTTTTTAGAAAAATAATGCGTCTTGGATAAGACGTCATAGTTATTACATATTTTATATTATTCATAATTTTCTATTATTTTTTTATATTCATTATATTTTTTAAAAAAGTCATAATCTAAATTAAAAAAATTATCAGGCATTTCTATTGACATTGCTAAATAATATTTTTTAATATAATATTTATAAAAATATTTATCCATGCACCAACTATTAAAATTTTCATTTTCTACATTAAATACATTAGATAATTCTGGTATTATATTATTAGTTATATTATCAATATTATTATATTTTTTAATTTTCTTTTTAATAATCATATAATATATATTTAATTATTTTTTAAATGACTTCCATTACCATGATGAATATAAAAATCATCTGTATTACTAATATGTTTAATATTCCAACTATTTTTTATATCTTCATAAAATGAAGCGCCAGTATCATATTTTATATATGTTCTAGTTAAATTAATATAATTTGGATTAATACATCTATTTGGATCATAATAGTTTAATTTTTCATTATTGAATTTTTCTACATTAATAATACAAAAGCAAGGATGAATTCTTTCAGGTTTTATATATTCTTCATATGTAATATGGCCAATTAAATCATAATTATATCGTAAATCTATAATTTTTGTAATATCAGCTAAAATAGTTACATCAGAATCACAAATTATACAATATTTTGTTTTAATTATATTTTTTAATGCATAGTCAATTGATGCACAATGATTTCTACTAATATTATTTTGATTGCCAGTTAATCTATAATTTTTGTTATTTATTACATTAAATAAATTATAATATAATTCAGGTAAGTAATCTTTATCACTATTTTCAAAAATAACTACAGGTATATTAACTTTATAAAAATTAAAAAATGAAATTAATAATGAATTTATTAATTTTGGTGTATTATAATTAAATGTTAATAATGTTAAATCATTCATATTAGCAAATTAATTTTTCAATATCATTATAAAAAATAGCATTATTAAAATAATAATCTTTATTAATTATTTTTATAGATAATGGTATAACTTCTTGAAACTTATAAAAAGAATTAATTATATATGTATATAATATAGAAAAATTTTCAATATCTTTATATGTATAAATATATTTACTAAAATTTTTATATATTACTGCATCACTAAAACCAATAAAATTATCTAAAAAAATACCTTTAAAATTTAAATTATAGCTATATTTAATTAATGTTTTATAGATATTAATAGCATCATCATTGGTAATTTTATCAGTATATATCAAATCAATAAGTTTATCTTCCAATGATGAATTTATTGGATCTGGCATTGTAAATAATTTTGTTATTTTATTATTTGATAATTGTTCAAATATTTTAGAAAAATCATATTCTAATATTTCTTTATTTTTTGTAATTATAATAGGACCAATTAATTCTAAAATTTTTTTATTATTAAATAATTCAAAAAATGATGTATTTTCTTGAATAGAAAATACATTTATATTATTGTTTGTATAATTAATATCACCTAAATTATATAAAATAATATTATACATATTAATTTTTAGTATTTATCATATTTAAAAATGTAATAAATTTTTCACATTTTTTATATTTTAATACATTTAAATTTATTACTTCTTTATATATTGTATTTAATAAGTCATTATCGTAATTATTATAATAATAATTTTTATTAGATGTTATAATCATACTTTTCATTAAATAATATTTCTGTATTGTTCAGCAAATGTTTTGAATACATTAATATACATTTCAATAATATTTGCTGTTTCATTTGCACTAAAATTGAAACCGTTAGAATCTTCAGTTTCTAAATAATCAATTTTCATTT